ATCCCCCGAAACTTCCAGGAGCTTGCCGCCTGTCACTGCCGCCGAGGTCGTCGCAGTCCACGACTGACCTGGCTTGAACTTCGGAAGAAAGTCGGCCATAGTCGTGGCCTTTCTGTGAGGTACTACTTACGAATGTTGTTGAGCACATGAGGCTTGTACTGCTCCCACAGCGCGTCGTCACCGTCTACCGACTGTGGTTGAGCGCCCTGCGACGGGTCGGGCCGTGGCTGCGGCACAACCGGTTCAACAGGCTTGGACAGCAGCGCCATCAGCGCTTCCGCATCAGCGGTCAATTCCTCAACCGTCGAGCCCTGCAATCTGCCCGCCAACGCCTTCGGGAGGCCCATGTCGAGCGCCACATTCAGCCTGGCGTTCTCCTGCTGGAGAGGCGTCAACTTCTGTGACAATTCATCCCTGTCCCGCTGCAACTTCTGAAGTTCGGACAAGTCCCTGTCCTCAATCTCCTTCAGTTTCCGCGCCGCGTCAGCGTTCTGATTCGCCCGCGCCTCAGCTTTGAGGGTGATGTCCTTCCACTTCTTCGCTTCCGCTTCCCAATCCGTCGTGGCTGCCGCCACGGGTTCCGCTGGTTGCTGCGGTTGCGGTTCAGGGGTCGGTTCAGGGTCAGTCAACTTGATTGCTCCCATTCCGGGTTGCCCCATCCCATTCCGGGAAGAGGCTTAGAAGATGTACTGATTCGCGCGAAGCAAACGAATCGCCTCGTCACGATCCCCGGCGGCGATCTCGTAGATCGACTGGGGCATGAGCCTGACGGGTGCCTTCCGGCCCTTCGCCATCTCTGTTGTCGTGAACACTTCACGACCGAACACATTCACACGGGCCTTCCGCCCGTTCGTGGTCGTGGACATCCCACGCCGCGCATTCACAACCCGAGCAGGGTCCGCACCATCACGAACCGCCCTGGCACCATCAACACCGAACGCATTCACCTGATCTTCCGGTGACATCCTGTCGAACAACTCCCGCGGCGACTGCGGCTCACTGGCCCGCTCCAACGGCTGGTTCGAGCACCGACACCGCGGATGACGCAGGAACCCGTCATTCCACCGGTAGAACCTGCCAGCGAGGATCACACACCGACCACACGCCTTCGGTTCCACAACCCGCAGGTAACCCGCCAGGTCAGTGTTCGCGGCCAACCCAACATGCTCAGCTTCCCGAGCAGCGTCATGCACCTGCGTTGTCACGATCTCATCCAGACTGTCCCGCGACGCAGCCACGGCCGACCCGGACTGCAACCCAACCGCTAGCGCCTTGAACAGGTCCACCAACGGCTGGCTGAGCAACCCACCCAGGGAACGCCCGTCCGATGCGATACCAACGAAACCAGCCCGGTTCACCCGCGGCCCAGCACCGATACCTTCACGTTCAGCGACAGCATCGGTGTAGTCCGCACCGATATCCGCAGCTTCGAGTTGCGCTGTCGTGACAGCGGTCAACGCTGCCGGCAACACATCACCAACGAACGACCCCTGCAAATCCGTGAGGTCCAGACCAGCCCACGCCGCCAATACCGCATCCGACGCCCAACGATCCAACGCAGTTACCCGCGCGAACCGCTCAGCCTCCAGCGTCAGCGTCACAACTTCTCAGTGACACGAACACTGTTCACGCCGCCAGCACCGATATCCCTGATAGCCGCCAACGTCGCAGCCTGCGCCGCGGTGTCCATCTCAGCCATCCGCGCCCTGGCGATCGCCCCATACCCGAGATCTTCACGGGCCTGCTCAACCGGGATGATCGAACGACCCTGACCATCCTTCGCGGTGACCAGTTTCGTGATCCCATCCGCCTTCTGCGCGAACGTCATCGTGGACGGATCAGCCCACACGGTTTCGATCGACCGCGCCTTCGGGTCCCACGAACCGTCCATGAACCGCAGGACCAGGCGCATCGCGTCCTCAGCCGACTCACCGAAGTCAACCTGCTTAACCCTGATCCGCATATCCCGCTCGGCGTTCATCGCCCCAAGCGCTTCCGCGCTGGGTGGGTTCACCGAATCGAACGACAACGAATGGGGGGCAGCAAGGATCTGCGCCGTCAACCGACCCAACAACTTGATCGTGTCATGGAAGTTCGACAACGCAGCCTCGGGGAACTGCCCAACCTTGATGTTCTCATTCTCATGCGACCAGATCCGCCCAGCGATCTGCGACCACATACCAACCGGCCGCCCGTTCTGATCCTTGAAATCAGACTTCTTCATACCGAACACCCAACGACGGGGCATCGCGTGATACTCAGCGGACACCATCATGTCAGTCGCGGCCTTAATCGCAGCGTCCACAACCGGGATCACATCATGGAACTCACTGACACCGTTCGGGCGGAGGATCCGGCCGCGGTTCACCCACGGCACCACCGGCACAACCCCAAGCATGTGGTTATCCACGTCACCGTTCAGCACCCACCGCGACCCGTCAGAAATCAACGGCACCGTCCGGTTCGGCTGATACAACGTCGCGTAAGCCTGCCCGACGTGGTCCTGCCACATCTTCACAGCCTCACGGACCTTGCGGGTACGCGGATCACGAGTGGCGAACACCTGAAACGGTGACTCAACCGTCACAACCGGCAAGTCGCCCTTCTTGTCCGGCGCACCAACGATCAGATACGAACGGCCCAGGATGATCGACTCCAAGATCCCCTGCTGAGCCAACGCATCCAACCCGTTCGCCTGCCACACATCCCACAACCGGGAATCCGTAGCCTCGTCCTGCGCGTACCGGAACCCATCAATCTGCATCCGCGACGCATACATATCTGCACCGAGCCGGCACCAGTTCAAGATCACCGCAGACAGAATCGACTGAACCTCAGCCGCCATCGCCTGCGACATATACTGCAACGCCTGCTCACCCTCGTAATACGAGTCATACCGGAACAGGGTGTCAAAACCAGCCCACAACGACACCTGCAACCGACGCGTCACCGCGTCAAGGTCCGCCAGTTCAGCCTCAGACAGGAAAGACGGAATCGGATTGACCTGATCAAACGGCAAACCCAGGGAAGTCAACGCAACAGTCACGCGAAGCCCTCCCGATCTAGGTCCACACGGTCATTCCGCCTGGGTCATCAGCCAAACCAGCAGCGCGAGCATCCGCAGCCGCCTCATGCGCCAACACCGACGCCATAGCCGCGTCAATCTTCTGGTGATACGCACCATGCGGCTTCGCCAAGATGTACCGGTCACCAGGCTTCGGGGACTTCCGAGCGTTCGCGATGTGCGTCTTCGTCATCTCGCAACCGTCGTGCGTCAACGAACCCTCAGTAAGGTCCGCCACGAACCGCTTCAACGACTCGTGCATCTGAACAACCCGGTACGTCGGCCACTCAATCACCGTGCGCTCGCCATACTTCAACGCCCACGACTCGATCTCAGTCTTCCAATCCGGTGGATCACAGTAGAACCGCAACACCGAATGATCCCGGAACAACTGCTCAACCGCCGCATGCACATTCGCCCGCGGCACCCGACCACCGAAGTTCGCCGGATTCCAAATCGTCGGGAACCGCTCACCACCAACCTCGTACGTCGGAGTGAACTGAAACCCACCCATCGTCTCAGCACGAATCGCAGTCCAGTCATCACCATCGGACCCGTCAAACCCCAACGCGATCCGCACGACTCACCGCCCGGTCCCACAAACCATCCGGCAACCACGACCCAGCACCCTGCACCAACCGGCCACCGAAGAACCGCTCAGCCTGCGCCGGGTCCTTCTCCATCAACTCAACAGCCTCAGCCTCGATGCTGTCCAAGTTCACATGCCGAGAACCCTCATACACATACGCCAGGATCTTCCGCCGCTCACGCTTATCGTGGAACGACCACTGCTTCGGCGGCTGACGGTAGAACTTGAAAATATCCGGTGCCTGAGACTCATAGGTTGTCTGCGCGACACTGTTCTCAGCCGGGTCCCACGGGTTCGTGTGCTCCATCGTCCGACCACCCATGCCGGCCGCACCACGACGCTGCGTCTCCGCTACCTTCCGCATCTTGTTCGTGTCCGTGTAAATCCCAGACTCATCCTGATGCGCATACGAGATCGGGTTACCCAGCTTCGACTGCGCCGACGAAGTCACCGCGTCGATCCGGTCCATCTCCGGGTCATCACTGTTGCCCACGATGCGGATGAAATTCTCCCGCGGCTTCAACAGTTGCTTCAACGGGCCCAGGTGGATCATCGACACCAACGGGCGGTACACGTTGTCAACCTGATCCTGCGACGTAGCCGTCAATTGAATCAAAGGCGACGGGTGACGCATCCCCATCGGCTCGCCGGGCTCATAATCCCAACCCCAACCACACGAGCACCCGTTCTCAGCGCAGTCATACGCATCACCCGCGCGAGCCCAACCACCGAACTCAGTAGGCCCAACAGCCTGCGCAGCACAATCCGCCGCCGCGTCAGGGCCCTTACCGGCCTTCTGCGGACCCACAATCAACGCACGCCGATACACAAACGCCTGATTCAACGGGGGCGCAGCAGGGTCCCACTTAGCGTCCTCACGGACACGGTAGAAGTTCGCGGTACACCAGAACTGCCAGTCATACTTAACGAACGGCTTACCACGCTCAAACCGATCCGGCACCCGGCAATGCTGCCTAACCCAACCATCCAACAAATCACCAAGGGTAGGGAAATCAACTACCCCGACACGGTCACTGAGCTTCGCCAGACGCGACCCTCAAACGCCGCTCCTG